AGACCCAGACCGTTTAGTTACAGCAGCTAGACCAGATACATCAGCGACTATGGCAGCGACTACTTTTTTAGGTGGTGGTGCTAGAAACGTAACTGTAACGACTACAGGCACAGGTGATAATGCGAAAACTTGTACTATTACAGGCACAGATGTCTTTGGTAGTGCAATGACTGAGGTCATAACTTCAACAGGATCTGCTGAAGCAGTGGCAGGAACAAAATTGTTTTTGACAGTTAGTGCGGTAGAATGTTCTGCTAAGTATGCTGCAAACATTACAGTTGGTTCTGGTAGTTTGTGTGCCAAGGCTGTTGGCGGTGGTAATCGTGTTCGTCTTGTAGGCACTTCAATTGTATCAGCAGGAACAGCAGGGTTGGTTGACTTCTATAATGGAACACCTGAAAATGGGACTATTGTAATGAAAAATCAAACTATTGGTACAGATCATACAACAGTAGATAATACCATACCCGACGAGGGGTTGTTGTTTGCAGATGGTTTAGCTGTTGCATACACCGTTGCGACCGTCTCATTAATGAATGTCTTTCACTCGTAAGGGTATATAATGGCTTCTAAAAAAGGGGAAATGCCAAAGCGTAACAAAAAGAACTTTCGTCCCACAAAAAAAGGAGCAGGGATGACGGAGGCTGGCGTTAAGGCTTACAGAAGAAAAAACCCTGGATCAAAATTAAAGACTGCTGTTACTGGTAAAGTTAAACCTGGTAGTAAAGATGCGAAGAGAAGAAAGTCTTTTTGTGCTAGATCAGCTGGTCAAATGAAAAAATTTCCTAAAGCAGCTAAAGACCCAAACAGCCGTTTACGTCAAGCTAGAAAAAGGTGGAAATGTTAATGTCTAAAGAAATTTTTACAGGTTTGACGGTTGCCTTCGGGTTTGGAGTAATGGCTTGGATTGCTACAACTTTAATCGCTGTTGATAAGAGGACAGAGATTATGGCTGTTAAGGTAGAAGAAAATCACAGTATGTTAAAACCTTTGTGGGAAGATTTTATAAAGAGGAGTGCTCATTATGACAGTGTCGAGAAGCCAAATACCCATGCAAACCTCGAAGCCACCCAGTAAAAATAAAGGTCTTAAAGATCTAATTTACTATAAGAAGGGTGGTAAGGTTTCAAAAAAAAGTAAGGGGAGCAAGATTTGTCCTGAAGGTAAGGCTTGGGCAAAAAGAACTTTTGATACATACCCCTCTGCTTATGCAAACTTAGCTGCTTCAAAATATTGTAAAGATCCTAACTATGCAAAAAAATCTAAAGGTGGCAAAAGAAAAGGTAGATAAATGCAAAGTCAAAAGAGTAAAAGAAAAATTAAAAAAGTTATAAAAGGTTTAAGTAAAGCATCTAAAACACACGCCGCTCAAGCAAAAACCTTAAAGGGTGTTTTGAAGAACCAAAGGAAGAAATAATGGGCGAGTTAAAAAAATGGTTAGATCAAAAATGGGTGAGGATAGGAACAGATGGTGAAATTAAAGGTGAATGCGGTACTTCAAAGGATAAAAAAAGCCCCGATAGATGCCTTCCTAAAAGTAAGGCTCAATCTCTTTCAAAAGCAGAAAGAGCAAAAACAGCCAGAAAGAAAAAAAGAGAAGGCTCGAAGGGGAAGACCGTCGTTAAAAACACAGAAGAAGCAACAGTAAGAACAGCGTCTCAAGGTGGTAGTATTACCGTTCCTAAAAGAAAATTTAACGGTAAGAATATAAAAGGAACTGCGGTGGCTAGAGGCTGTGGTGCTATTATGTCTGATAGGCGTAAAAGAACAAAGGGAGCGGTAACACAATCATAGATGTCTTATTTACAAAGTAACATTCCATACTTTAAATGTTGGGTCCGACGTGAGTATACTCACAATCATGAGAAATATCATGGTGAGTTTTTACATGCTATGGCAATAGCCGTTACGACTCTTCCAAACAGAAGCCTTGGTTTCCAAGTTATCTTTACTGGAAATGAGGCTGACGGTGAACCCGAAGACACTGTTCATGGTGGTGCCATGTGGGCTAGAATGCCTATCACTGGATTAGTAGGAGATATACCATTAGAAGAGTGGCCTGAGCCTATGGAGACACATGATGCACAGCCCTGGGATTGTTCTTCTCATACTCACGCAGTTTACGTTATGGATCGTACTACTCCATGTCCTTGGTTTGCTAAGATAAATGGTGAGTTTTTTCCCGCAAAATATATGTTTACTGTAGATTATACAGAAAGTGAGATAGCGGATGATCCAGCTCAACATAAACAGTCTCATGTATTAACTCTTTTAAATGCTGGTATTTGGACAGGAAATGTTGTAGCATTGCCCAACAACAGGGTTCGTGTCACACACCCTGCATGGTTTGCGACAGGAGAGGGTGCTCCCGATTTTAGACCCTCGCAGCATACACACTATTCAAAATCTGATTTAGATTATACGTTAGATGTGAATAGAATTTTTGATAACTTGTATAATGATGGAGAGAATGATGAAGGAAGTTGACAAGAAAAAAAATCCTGGTTTAGCTAAATTGCCCAAAGGTGTACGAAATAAAATGGGTTACAAGAAAAAAGGTGGCATGATTAAATCCAAGGGAATGAAGATGGGTGGCAAAGTAAAGCCCAAGGGAATGAAGATGGGTGGTAAAGTAAAGCCCAAGGGAATGAAGATGGGCGGCAAAGTAAAGCCCAAGGGAATGAAGATGGGTGGTAAAGTAAAGTCTAAAGGATACCGAATGGGTGGCAAGGTTAAGCCCAAAGGTATGAAGAGTGGTGGAGTTATACAAGGAACACCAGCTTCCCAGGTAAAAGGAACAAAGTTTAAGGGTGTGTTCTAATGACAACATCTAGTTCCAGAGATTTTGAACTTGATGTAGGCGAAGTTATAGAGGATGCCTATGAACGGTGTGGACTTGAGGTTCGCACCGGGTACGACGCTAAAACAGCTAGGCGTTCTCTAAACATTATGTTTTCAGAGTGGGCTAATCGTGGCTTAAATCTTTGGACTGTTAATTCTACTACAGTTACTCTTACTTCTGGAACGGGAACAGTTACCACTGCTAGTGATGTTGTAGATATTTTAGAAATTATTCTTCGCAGAGATGGAACTGACTTTACAGTTCAAAGGATTAGTCGTGGAGAGTACACAACCATACCTAATAAAACAACTACAGGAAGACCAAGTCAGTATTACTTTGACAGACAGATAACACCAGTTATTAATCTTTGGGCTGTGCCGGAAAATTCAACGGATCAAATAATCTATTTTTATGTACGAAGAATACAAGATGCAGACGCTTTAGTAAATACAAACGATGTTCCTTTTCGGTTTTATCCATGTATGGTGGCCGGACTGGCTTACTATATTGCAATGAAAAGAGCTCCTGAAAGAGTACAGCTTTTAAAAAGTGTTTATGAAGAAGAGTTTCAGAGGGCCTCTGATGAGGACGAAGGTCGAACTTCATTAAAGCTACAACCGAGTATAGAATATCTGAGGGTTTAATGGCTTACGCAAGTAACAAAAATGCATATGGTATTTCAGACAGGTCTGGGTTTAGATATCGATTAAAAGATATGCGGCAAGAGTGGAATGGATTACTTGTTGGGAAGGATGAGTTTGAGCCTAAACATCCTCAACTTTTTTCTCATAAAAAAATGGCTGACCCTCAAGCGTTAAAAAATCCTAGACCGGAAACAGGATTAGAAGAACAACGAAACATTCAACATGGTTTTAACCCTGTAGGGTTTACAGACCCAATTGGTTTAATAGAAAATAACTTAGAGGCTGCTGGGTCCGTTGGCTCGGTAACGGTGACAACATGAGTTTTACCTATTTACAATTAAAGACGGCTGTTCAAGATTATACGGAAAACGATGAGACAACATTTGTTAATAATGTACCATTGTTTATTAGATTATCAGAAGAAAGAATACTTAAAAATGTTCAACTGAATTTATTTAAAAAAAACGTATCAGGTAATACGACTTCTGGTAACAAATACCTTGCTCTACCTTCAGATTATCTTACAACATTCTCGTTAAGTCTTGCTGGATCTAATGGCGATAAATTCTTTTTGTTAAAGAAAGATCCTAGCTTTATACAGGAATACACCCCAGACTCAACAACAACGGGATCACCTAAATATTATGCTGATTATGATGTAGACAATTTTATATTGGCTCCTACACCTGATGCTTCGTATACCGCAGAGTTACATTATTTTTACAGACCAACAAGTTTAACAGCAGGTTCTGATTCTGGTACGACATGGTTAAGTGAAAATGCTGAATTGGCTTTGTTGTACGGGTCTTTAATAGAAGCATATGTATTTATGAAAGGAGAACAAGATATTTTAAATATGTATACTCAAAAGTTTCAAGAAGCTATCGTTGGTATTAAAATGTTTGGAGAAGCTAAAGAACCTATAGAAGAATACAGGGCGGGTAGACTAATAAGGGATAGACAATAATGCTTACAGATCCCATAGGATTAACAGTTGGTTCTGTTGGTGTTCAAACCACAAACAACAGAGGCTTTACTCCAGAAGAAACAGCAGAACGATGTGTAAATAAAATCATAGGTATATCGGACAACGCTCACCCTGCAATACAAGATCAGGCTCGTGCTTACCGTAAAGAAATGGAAAAAATTATTGCAATATATATGAGACAGGCTATTAAAAGTGATAGAACTACTGTATATAATGCTATTAAAGATTCAGGAAACCCGAAACTAGCTGAATATATAAGGAGAATGTAATGGCTTTTACTGGAAACTTTCTGTGTACCTCTTTTAAAACAGAGCTTATGACAGGAACACATAACTTTACCGCAACCACAGGTAACACATTTAACATCGCTTTGTATACCAATAGTGCTTCTTTTACAGCAGCTACTACTGCGTATACTACAAGCAATGAAATATCTGGAACAAACTATTCTGCTAAAGGAGGAGCTTTGAGTCCTGTTACACCTACAGCAAGTGGAACAACAGCGTTGGTTGATTTTGCAGATGAGGTGTTTAGCAACGTAACAATATCATCTGTTCGAGGTGGATTAATATTTAACGATACAGCAACAGGTGATCCTGCTGTTTGTGTTTTAGACTTTGGTGCGGATAAAGCAGCGAGTTCTGGAGACTTTACGATAGTGTTCCCAACGGCTGATGCAAGTAATGCGATTATCAGGATAGCTTAATGTCGATAAACAATGTCGTAGCATTTCAAGGTTGGAATAGTTCTAACAGAGCTTGGAACACAAGCACTTGGAATGGCGACGTTGCTTATTCTGTTACTGCTACAGGTAGCGTTGGTTCTGCAACAAGTGCTGTAAGTATAGATGTTTCTGTTACAGGCGTTGCAGGGACATCTGCATTAGGTAATATATTTTCTACAAATGTAGGAGTGAGTGCTACAGGAGGAGTTGGTTCTACAACGGTTGTTGGTCTTGCAAATGTTTCTGTTACAGGCGTTGCAGGAACAGCTTCAGTAGATTCATCTGCTGTGGGAATTACAGGCGTTGCAAATGTTTCTGTCACAGGAGTTGCAGGTACTTCAGCTTTAGGCAATATATTTACAACGAATGTAGGTCTTAGCAGTACGGCTTCCGTTAATAGTGCGACAGTTTCTGCGACTGGTGATGCTAATATATCAGTAACAGGAGTAAGTGCTACAGGAGAAGTTGGTGCAGGAACAGGAGAAGTTTTTCCAACGTGGGGTCAGATTATACCTAGTCAAACATCAAATTTTAGTGCAATATCTCCAAGTCAAACACCGTCTTGGGAAAACATAGCAGCATAAGGACAGGCGAACATGGCAAGTGTATATACAAATGATTTAAGATTAGAAGAAATAGGCTCTGGAGAGCAATCAGGAACGTGGGGGGATACCACCAACACGAACCTAGAATTGATTGCAGAGGGTCTTAGTTTTGGCACAGAAGCCATAACGACAAATGCAGACACGCATACTTCTACAGTTGCTGATGGAGCAACAGACCCTGCTCGTTCAATGTTTATTAAATACACAGGTACATTAGATTCTGCTTGCACCATTACTATAGCTCCAAATACCCTATCTAGGGTGCATTTTATTGAAAACGGTACTTCTGGTTCTCAGAATATTATTATTAAACAAGGTTCTGGTGCAGAGATAACAATTCCTCCGGGAGATACTAAAGTTGTTTATTTAGATGGTGCAGGTAGTGGTGCTGCTGTTGTAGATGCTTTTGCTTCTTTGAATGTAGTGGACCTCAAGGTACAAGACGACTTAACCGTTACGGACGATATGACTGTTGGTGGAACGCTTGGTGTAACAGGTGTGGTTACTGCCAATGCGGGTGTGGTTGTAGATAACATTACAATAGATGGCACAGAGATAGATCTGTCTAGTGGAACTCTTACTATTGATGCTGCAAGCATTACTCTTGATGCTTCCGATTCAATATCAACGCCAACAGCAGGTACATCAAACGTAAAGCTAGGTGTTAATGCAGGTAATTCTATAGCTAGTGGTGGTAATTATAACGTGGTTATTGGTGACGAAGCAGGGACAGCTTTAACTACTGGTGATGAAAATGTAGCTATAGGTTTTGAAGCATTAAAGACTGAAGATACAGGAAGTCAAAGCGTTGCCATAGGGTATGAAGCTTTGACGACTGCAAATAGAGATGGTAATAATGCTAATGTTGCGGTTGGTTATCAGGCAGGTACTGCTGTTACTACAGGCACTGGACTTACTTTTGTGGGTTTTAAAGCAGGAGTAGCTACAACAAATACTACAGGAGTTACCTTTGTAGGAAACCTAGCAGGAGAAGATAATACAACTGGAAATAATAATACGGCTGTAGGTAGCCAAGCATTAGCTGCAAATACTGTTGGAGATAGAAATGTAGCTATAGGTGATGTTGCATTGTTTAACCTAAACCCTTCTACAAATGCAGATACGCACAATGTTGCTGTGGGTCATGCTTCTGGTTTTGCTATGACGACAGGCAATCAAACAACTCTAGTAGGCAGCAATTCTGGTAGTGCACTTACAACAGGAGTAAACAATGTAGTTGTAGGTTATAATGCTTTGGCTGCTGACACAGCAGGAGATAATTCGGTAGCTGTTGGACATGCTGCATTAAACGCACAAAACTTTTCTACTAATGCCGATAGTCATAATGTGGCTGTTGGCTATCAAGCAGGACTGTCTGTTACTACAGGTTTATCAAATACTTTAATTGGAAGTTTAGCGGGTGATGCTCTTACTGATGCCGACAGTAATACGGCAGTGGGTCAAGGTGCTTTAACCGCAGATACTTTAGGTAGTAACAGCACAGCTTTAGGTGCAGGTGCTTTGCAAGCACAAAACTTTACGACTGCTACAGTTTGTCATAATACTGCTGTAGGAACTTATGCAGGTGCAGCAGTTACTACAGGAACAAATAACACATTTGTCGGTTCAAATTCTGGCGTAGCTAATAATACAGGAATAAATAATGTTTTTGTAGGTTTTCAAGCAGGAGATTCAAACACTACTGCTAATCAAAACGTAGCCATCGGTAAAGATGCTTTTACTTCTAATGTAGCAGGAGCAAAAAATGTTGCTATTGGTACAGCAGCAATGGCGAACTTTAATGTTACAGCATCAGATTCATATAATACTTGTGTAGGTGACCACGCAGGATCATCTCTGACGACAGGTTCACATAATGTTTTTATAGGCGGTCAAGCAGGAGATGGCACTGATGATGGTAGTACAAATGTTGCTGTCGGGTATCATGCGTTAGGTGCAAATTGTGCAGGTGGAAATGTTGCAGTTGGAAATTTAGCAGGAGCAGCTTGTACTACTAGTGGTCTGACAGCTATAGGAGATCAGGCAGCAGAAGCTAATACTGTTGCTGTTGGAATGACTGTTATAGGCAACGGTGCTGCTACTGCTAATACTGAAGGTCAATTATGTTTAATAGCAGGTAATAGTGCAGCAGCCGTTTGGAATGTTTCAAGTAATGCTAATACTTTTAATACTGTTTTAGGTTATTCAGCAGGACTTGATATGACGACTACTACAGATAATGTTTTTGTGGGAGCACAAGCAGCACAAAATGTAACGACAGGGGGTGCTAGCGTTGTAATAGGAAGAGATGCTGCAAATACCTTAACAACTGGTGGTAGTTGTATTGCGATTGGATATAGCACAGATGTATCTGCTTCAGGAGCTTCTCATCAAATTGCAATAGGAACAGACATTGCTGCTACTGGTGACAATACATTTAATTTTGGTAAAGCAAGTAATGTTGTTTCAAATACATTTACTTCTAATGCTTCTTTTACCAGAAGTTCTGATGTCCACAAGAAAACAAACATAGAAGATGACACTTTAGGTTTAGATTTTATTAACGATTTAAGAACGGTAACTTTTAATTGGAGACCTAATAGTGAGTTTCCAGAGCATTATAAAGACTATCATCCTACTGTTAGTAAAATGCAAACGGATATTAAGTTACATGGTATGATTGCTCAAGATGTAAAAGCTGCATTAGATAAGCAAGGTGTAGATAGCTTTGGTGGTTGGTCAGAAGAAGAAGATGGTTCGCAAAGAATATCTCAAGAAATGTTTGTCCACCCAATCATTAG